ACTTCAAAATCATATCCGGCAAGGTTGCCCGTATTGAAGTGGATTTTTGCCGATACGCCATTGATAAGATACAATGTTTCACCCTGTGGATTTTTTGCGTTCAGGTCGAAAGGAAATTTCGTGTCGATGAACGAAAATTCATCAACCTTGCTTTCGATTAAACCCGTGAATGTCGGCTTCACGTTGTCAAAGTTCTTGCGACCCTCAAAAATGCCGTATTTCGCCACCATTTCGGCTTTCTCAATGTAAGATTGCCCCTTTGTTCGTCCCGGTAAACAAAGGCGGTCGGCACGGTATTTTGACGTAATGTTTTCGGTTGAACCATACACTTTCAAACGTGTAACAATGTTTGCGGACGATACGTTTTCGCGGTGCAAATCATACAATCCACGACCCTTGCCATACTCAAATTTGTACGGCAAAGTTTGACCGACACGTTCATAAAGATTGATGGTGTAAATGCCATCAGCTTGCACAATATCAAATTCCACGTTGAAGTTGGATTGACCACAAAGGTTTTGAAGCACTGACAAGCAATTGTCCGATTCGCCAAACGCCAAGGTCTTGTCGCCGATGGTATCAGGACATACACCCAATTTCCACTTTCCGGGGAACACTCGATTGGCATTGGCAACAAGAACCGTCATAAATCGGCATAAATTACCCGTCAAGCTGTCGCCCTGAATGTCTTGCAACTCATTCGTGGTCGTGTCAATGGTCAAGTCGTATGTTACGCGGAAAAGGTCGTATTGTACGCCCTCAAATTGTAGGGTGTATTGAAATTCGTGCATTCCCGTTTTCTTGACCGATGGCAAGCGGTTCAATTTGTAATCGCGCCCAAAGATGGTGATTCGGTCGCCGATGTTGTACGTTTGGGGGAATGGTGATTCAACGGTAATGTCCACCGTATCTTCTGCATTCAAGCCCCAATTCTGCTTTGCAGACACAACCCCGGTTGCCGTGCGCCGATTCTGCATTGGCACACGGTTTCCGTTTGGCTGTGTAATAATGATGTTTGTTAGATTCGTTCCCATACCACAATCGCATTTGTCGTGAATGAAGAAATTTCGTCAATGCACCCCGTTATCACCGGGAAATAATCACCGTTCACATCGTAATCGTGGGTGATTGTGAGGTTTTCACCGCTTACATCGTAATCAACTTTGCCATCACCCCAATAAATGTTCACATATTTGGAACTTGTCAAGGTGATTGAACAAGTCTTGGTTGCTTCACCCACGCGAATGTGCTTCAACACACGTTTCACGGGTTCAGGTTCAACCAACTTCAACTTGAACGTGCCAACCATCAGTTCATCGCTCCATTCCTTTGAAATCTCGATTGCATCTTTGCAATAGACTTCGTAAATCAAAGGTTTTACCGGGTGAACGTCAATCACAAGTCGGTTTGTTCCCGTCTTGTCAAACTGTTGTTCAAAGGTGGTTATCTTCTTGATGAAAACCATCTTGGAATCCGCCTTGATGAAGCAAGACAATGTGATTTCCCTTGATTCGTAAAACTTATGTGATAAATCCACACTTTCGCCGTGATAATTGTCCCAACTCAATGTTGCGGGTGCTTTCATTTTGGGGCGGTTCATAATTCCGTCCGAACCTGACACAAACACGCCATATTGCTTGAAGTCCACGCCGTCCAACAAATATGCTTGTTGCTTACTTGACGACAATTCGTTGATAAGTTCGGATTGCGACAAGGCGAAATTGTAAATCTTCACATCGTCAAGCAAACCGAAACCATATTCACCGCCGTAATAGTCTTGACAAAGCGAAATGCCAAGCAATGTTCCCGACAAATACAAGGTTTTCACCAATGACGAATTGACGTAAAAGTTGTATGCCGTTCCACGTCTTGTCATAGCCAAAGAATACCACGAACCGGGCGTTGCTTCAATTGGAACTTCGACATAATTGTTCAGCCCCGAAAAGTTAAGAACCCAAATCATCTTCTTTGGCGAACCGCATTCGATTTCCCGACCCTGAACCCACATCATCATTGAAAATTCAATGTTCATATTGGGAAACACCGTCTTTGAAACCTCGCAAGTGTCCGAACCACCAAAGGAAATTGCATTTCCATTCTTTCCGGCAACGAACTTTGCACCTACAACCGCACCATCTGCACGGTTTTGGCTGTAATCGAAAGCAACCGCCGAACCGTCGCTTTCATCAAAAGGCATTTGAAAAATTATACTGTTTGCATTCATATTCAATAAGTCTTTTTGTTCTTTTCCCGGATTTTCACAATGGCATCACCCATTGCATTTTTTGTTATCGAACCGCCGTAATGGTTCACACAAACTTTCGCCCGGTCGCTTGCGTGAATACTCACAACGGCATCATCGAAAATGTCTATCATCACAAAGGCATTGTCCTTGGCAACCACGTTCAATTCGGCATTGTGTTTGGCGAAAACCTCGCACACTTCAAACCCGTTTACATCAATACGTCCTTGGGTCGCCCCCAAACACACGCATTTGGGCTTATTTTCGACTTTTATGTTGTCGTCAAGGAAAACCCCTTTCGCTTCCATAACCCCTTTGAAATGCGTTCTTATGAAGTCATTTTTGGGGTAATCATTCGCCAAGCAAAAGTCAATACCTTTCAAGTACATATCAACCATTGCTTCTTTGTCCTGTAATGTTAGCAATTGGGCGTGCCAAGGGGCGCAAATCCCCTTGGCTTTCGCCTGTCTTGCAAGTTCTTTCGATAATTTCATAAAGCCTTGTTTTATAGTAAAACACATTTGGTTACGACAAACCTTGCGACCTCAAAGAATCACCCGAATTGTTTTCAAGAATGGTGATAATTCTTTCAATCCTTGCCAAATATCGGTTGTATGCCGTATTTGCCGCAATGGTGTTCAGGGTCTGCAACTGTTGGCGCAAAATGCTTGTCGTTTCAAGTTGGTTGATACGAATTGCATTCATTTGTCCGGCGACAAGACTTGCGGTTTCTTCCGAAACACCCTTGACCGCCCCGGTCAATGAATCGTCCGATTCTTCAATGTTCAAATCCTTGAACAAATCCGAATAAATGCCAAGGGCTTGTTCATAGTTGTTGGCGGCTGCCTGAACCTTTGCTTTGAAAGCCGCAATTTCCGCATCGGTCAATCCGTCGAAAATAAATTCATCGCCATTCCAATAACCCATTGACCCTTCCAATTGGTCAAGTGCGCCTTGAAGCTGTTGTTCCAAGAACTTCTTTTTCAATTGGTTTACAACGATGTTTTGCAACACCGTGTTCACCGTATCTTCAAAAGCCTTTGCCGAATCTTCACCCGCTTTGAATGCCGTTGTCAAGCCATCAGCCAATTGGGTTGCAAAATCGCTTGCGGTGGTCTGCAAAAGGTCGTTGGAAATTTCATCGTACATATCGGCAATTTGGCGTTCCAATTCCGCATATTGTTCTTTGAAATCGTACACCCTGCCCCAATCGGTTTTCTTCTTGGAAATTTCAGCTTCCCACGATGCACGCAAATGTTCCTGTTGCTCTTTCATATTGCGGATTGCGGCTTGTTGGTTCTTGTACACATCACCGCCCAACGCCTTGTCAATAGCCCACGAAAGTTGCGTGTATGCCTTTTCAAGTTGTGAAATGGCTTCTTGGTGCTTCTTGATTTGCTTTTCCGCCTTTCGGTCTTTTGAATTGAAAAGGTCGAATGCGGACGTAAGCAAACCGATAGAACCTTGAATGATGGACAATGGGTTTCCCGTTGCAATACCGCTTGCAAGTTGGCTTGCTCCATCAAGGATTCCGCCAATGTCGCCCATTATCGCTTGGGTTTCTTCGTCCATTGTTACACCCATCTTTTCCAATCCGTTTGTTACCGCGTCAAGTGTGCCACCGATAAGGTCGATTGCGCCACTTGCACTTTCAAACATATTGGTCAATGCCTTTTTCTTGCCCTCATCGTCTGCCGCCTTGCCATAATCCTTGATTGAGGAAATAAGCGATTTGAACGGGTTGCGTTCTTGGATTTCCTCTTTCATTTCCTCGATTTTGTCTTTCAAGGCTTCAAGGTCTTTCGGGTCAAACTCGATTCCAAGATACGCACCATCAAGATTGTTGATTTTATCAATCAGTTCTTGAAGTTTCCGGGTGCTTATTTCGTCAAGGTCGCCAAACATCAATTCCCAATCCGGGTGTGCTTGCAGTTCATCAAGGGCGAATTTTGAAAGTGCTTCGGCTTGGGCTTTGTTCAGGGCTTCCACCATTTCGGTGTTGCCGACCGCTTGTGCCGCCCGTCGCTTTTCTTCGTATTCGTCAATGATTGATTGCTTGCGTTGCTCAAATGTGCCATATTCCGCCAACAAAGCATCGTAATCGACACCACCAATGCCGTTCACATCATCATCACGTTGCTTCTTGCGGTTGGCAATGGCTGCATCAATTTCGGCAAGCTGTGCTTCATCGGTTGTCGCCTTACGTTTCGCCATCAAAATTTCATAATCGCGGTTGTAGGCTTCATCAATGCGGCGTTTTTGCTCTGCATAAGAAGCATATTCCGCCAACAATGCTTCGGTTTCTTCGGCAAGTTGTTCTTTGGCGTTCTTTTCGGCATCGTCCAATGCTTCGCCTTTGGCGTTGTCCACTTCCGTTCCATCGCCGGACAATTCCGCGCGTTTCTGCTCAATGATTTTGAGCATTTCAAGGGTTGTTTTGGCATTGGTCAATTGCTCGTTCAACTCGGTGTTGAATGCGTCCAAAACCGTTTGTTTGGTTTCTTCGGCAATGGCATCATTGAGTTGTCGCAACTGTTTGTTTTGTGCCTTGGTGCGGTTGGCAACATCAATGGACAAGATTTGGTCGCGTTGATTCTTCAAATAATCAATGTATGTCGAACCCTCTTTCAAAAGACCCTCAAATTCCTTGTTCGCCGACTGAACCAATATCGCATCACCCGAATTTAACCACTTTGTGAATCGTTGGTATTCGGATTTGCGCTTGTTCAGCTTCTCCAAGAACGGGTCTTTTTGCGTACCACCGCCACCGCCGGACTTCTTGCCCGTGATTGCATCGGCTTGTTTCTGCAAGTCGGCAATCTCTTTCAATGCGGCTTCATAATCGGTGTTGTTGGTAAGGTTCTTTAATGCCGCTTGCTTCACCTGAATGGCTTGTTCGATTGCCCCAAGTGTGCCATCTGCATAAGTCTTGGTCGCATCAATCCCGGCTTGTTTTAATAGGTTGAATCCGTTGGTTTCAGCCGTTGCCGCATTCTCAAAACCTGACGTGATTTCGGCACGCAATGCGTCAATGCTTCTTTTTGCTTCCGCCTTGGCTTCGTTTGGAACAACATAATCTTCATAAGTGTAATATCCACCCGCTCCCGCGCCGTGTCGAATTGCCCTTGTCTTTGTTACATTGTCGGGCATTGCATTATATTCTTGTTCTTTCTGCATCAAGGTTTTCACCTTTTCTTGGGCTTGCTGAACAAGAACCATTGCTTTTGCCTTTTCAATTTGGGCATTGATGAATGCTTGCTTGTTGTTCACAAGTAAGTTTTCGGCATCGGTTACACCATTGATGGAAACACCCAATTCGTCAAATGCTTGTGCGTTTTGCTCGACAAACTTTTTCTTGGCTTCCAAGTCATCGCCAAGGGCGTTCCACTTCACCGACAAATCTTCAATGCTTGCAATAGGCTTGTAACAATTTTCAGCAACGGAATTGTACCATTCTTCTTGCGCTTTCTTGGCTTCACGCGATTTGCCCACAAAGTGAGAAACAAGACCAATCAAAGCCGAAATGCCCGCAAGAATCCAACCGAATACCGGGATTGACTTAATCGCCGCACCCACCATTCGGAATGCTCCGGCAAGACCTATATTTGCAAC